TACTTTTAATTTCGCTTAATTCTGCATCCCTTGCCTTTTCTAATTCAATAGTATTTAAATTATATTCTTTTGCTTGTTCAATTAAGAAGAAATACTTATCCTGTACTGCTCTTTTTTCTAATTCTTGTCTGCTTAATGTTCTGTTAAAATTGTTTTCGGCAGCTAAATCAATAGCATCCAACATTTCGTTTTCTGCTCTTTTTCTGTTTTGCAAAGATTGATTTTGTAATTCATTTTGTAATTCAAGTTGCGCTTTTAATTTTTCTTTTTCTTGTTCACGTAATGTTTTTTGCGATTCTTTAAATGCGTCTTGTTGTGTCTTTGCTAATGTTAAATTAAGTTCTTCTTGTTGTAGTTTTAAATCTTCGTTTTGGTCTTTTTTAGCCTTTAAAATTGCATTTCTTTGCGCTTGCAAGTCCTTGTACTCTTCGTTTAAAGCTTTTGCCCTGTCCCAATCTTCATCAACATAAGCCTCGATGTACATGTTTCGCTTGTCTTTAAGCAATTTATCGAGCTCTGCAACTGTTTTTTTCTGTACTTCTACACGTTGTTTTTGACCTTTTTTCTCAATATCTAATAAATCTTGTTCACTTGCTCCACGTGCTTTGGCTAATCTTAATTCAGCATTTATATTTCTATCTATTTCCTCCGTGTTTTTTTTGTATAGATTATTAGCATTGTCTATTTGTCTATTTAAGTCGTTTTGTTTTCTTTCTAATTCCTTAGTGCCATCAATCCATTCCATTATTTTTGGCAATAGAAAGCCAATTGTCACTACCAAAGCGCCTATACCCGTGGCAATAATAGCGCCCCTTAATGTGGTGAACGCTGTTACTACACTTGTTTTTATAGCAGAACCTAAATCAATAAATGATTTTTTAGCATCTTTCAACCCTTGAAAACCTTCAGCTATTGCCATGGCACTCTGAACCTTCAAAAGTTGCTCTTCTACCTTTTCACTTTCAACACCTATTAAACCCAAAGCTCCTTGATATGCAGCGAACCCACTCGTAACACCGCCCAAAGCCCCTGACATTTTTTGTGTCATTGTTGTAGCAGCCGCATCAACTACTTTGTCAGTTTCAATTTGTGTTTTTCTAAATTTCGCTACCTGTTCAAGTAATTCTTTATACTCTTTAGTTGTGGTGTTCCCAGCCAATGCTAACTCATAAAGCCTGTCCTCTGCTTCACCCATACGAGTAGTTAATGGCTGTAAATCACCATATACCTCCTCAAATGTAGAGTTAACATTTGTTACACTTTTGTTTAAGTCATGATAAGCCTTGTTTAAATTATGTAACTCCTCCTCAGCTTTTTTTACTTCCTTACTGTTTTTACCATACTTACCACTAAGTGAATCAACACTTTTTGAAGTGTCATCAATTTGTTTTTGTAGTGAATCAAACTTAGATTGTACATCCGATGTGTTTGTTTTTACCTCTAATTCAATTATTTTTTTCTCTGCCATTTGTAGCTTGTTTTAAGTATAACTCTCTTTTAGCTTGTTTGTAGCTTTCACGAACCGAATTAGTAAGTTTATATTTCCCTTTAGCGATGTCGATTATTTCGCTTTGACCGTAGAAATCGTTAGACTTCAATAGTTGAATAATTGTGTTAAGCATCTTGGTAAATTGTTAAGTAAGGTAAATAATCCCTTGTTACACTCCATTGTACAGGAAGCCCCGTTGTATTGGCAGGAATAGTAATATTTATTAACGTATCTTCATCTGTTGATGTTGTAACTGACACCAACCCTAAAATAGGATCTACTGTTTGATAGTCGAAAGCTTGGAAGCCATTCGGAAATAAAGGCACTTCAACAACTGATTGCAATGCACTTTGAACAGGAATGTTAACATTCGCCACCGCTCTAAAATCATTGATTAAAGACAAATCAACTTCACCACTTGTTAAGTTTACTTTCATCTCATTAATCACATATCGTTTGTCACGTATAATCAAACGATCATTTAGTTTTAAACTTGTAAGTAATGAAATAGGGAATAACGCTTTAACGTTGGTTATTCTGTTTTTAGGGTTGTATAGGTTTTGTAAGTAACCTGCGTAATATTTAGAATATAAAGAGTTGTTAATTGTCACACCATTGAACGCGCTTGGCTCTGTTGAAAAATGATTTGAATAAACACTATTATTATAGGTTATTTGATTGCACAACGGTCTGTATTCTGTAATTAAAACTTCCGAACTTCCATCGTCAAAATAAAATGAAGTGCTTTGATATGAATCTAAATATAGCAATATTGGTTTATTGTCATAGCTTTCAGTTGCTGTATCTTCATTTAATAAATATGCTTTTGGCGGCTCGTTAACGGTACTTGTTATTTCTTTGGTAAAATAAATGTTTTCAAACGGTAAATCAACTTTATAATCTCCACCATCGTAATTAGCGAACGACTCCTTAACATTTCCAAACTCTCTTGTTGCGTTTGTTGTTTCATTAAAATATTTTTCATTCAAATAACTTTCTGACTTTTCGTAATCAAATGAAATTTCTTTGTAAAGTTTATGTCGTTCAATTGTAATTTCGTCCGTGTCAACATAATCTGTAATGTCTACAACCGCTCCTTTTGTATACCAATCGTCTAAAGGTTCTACTTGAAAGTTGTCTATTGATGTAGCGTAACAAGTAAGATTAAACATTTTAAACACACCACTAACAAAGTCGCTAATCTTCATGTTAGGTGCGTACACCGACGGGTCAACATAAGGGCTTGAAAAAGTAACGGCTCCACTGCTCGCGGTGTTTGTTACATATCCCGAAAGTATTACACCGCTGTATGTATTTTGATAATACTGATATTTAAAACCAAATGTTACAGTTGCTGTACCAGCTGTTGATGCTCTTAATCTAAACTTTACATCATAAGATGTGAATGCAGAAGTATTACTAAAAACACTTTCTGAACTACCTATTTTTATTTCAGTGGTTTTTACAAGTTTACCGTCTTGTATAGCATCCACAAATAGTCTTATCCCTGTTGTTGCACTTGTAAATGCTGCTGTAATAGTTATGTTTTGAGTTAAATTTATATTTACTTTTGTTGGGTCTTGTAGTATGTTATTAGTGCCTGTAATACTTGAAAAAGTCACATCTTCCGACTCACTATAAGCTAAAAAGTCTTTTGCGTTCTTTAACCATAAAAACAACTCAGTAAATAACTTCTGATTAAAGAAATTAGAGTTAAACGACACACCGAAATCTGTTTGTATTGCTTCAAAAATACGTTTGACTTTCAAAGCAGGAAATAACTCATTGTAAACAATAGCTCCAGCAGTTGTATCGATGCAAGTACTCGTACCTAACCCATAGGTCCAATGTCTTTTAGAGGTAATTAATGGAAATTCTAAATCGTTTGACACCGTATTTATGATTCGACCTCTAACATTTGAACCGCTGTAATTCATCCCATATGAACGCAAATCTAAATCCTTTAAGGTCTTATCCCCAAACTTATCTTTAAGGCTCGTTAAATCTCCGTAAAACGTTATTGAATAGCTTTCAACACGTCCTTTAACAACGTTTGAACTTTCGATTGATATTTTACCACTCCTAAATGGTATCGTACCTATCTCGATAAATCCGTTACGCTTAATATTAGGGTTGTCGTTTGCATTTACATCCGATTGATAAAAATGTTCGAACAGTCTGTTGTTGCGTGGCGATGCAGGGATAGTAAACGACTGCGTAAAATCAGTGTAAACCTTTGCTAAATCCTGAACGTTTTGAATCGAACTATTTATCTGAATCTCTTCATCGTTAAACAACTCTAATTTTTCATAGTTGTTTGAATCCGTAATAACTTCTATGTATACGTCTACCTTTCTCATTATACAATGCTATTAATTAAATCATACGCAAATTCAAACTCCAAACTATAATTAATTTGTTTTGTGTTTATCGATTTGTTAAGTTCAATCGACTTTGTTTTAAGAATAGCAGGCTTTTCATCTACTAACACTTTTTCACTTAACATCAATTGTTTTAAGTTGTCCTTAAAATCTTCCTCTACCCACCCACTATTGACCTTTATACTTTGCTTTCCGTTTTGGTTATACGTTGTTCTTTGCCCACTTGTTAAGCTATAATTGTACGGTTGCATTAAGTTGTAATCTTTGTTCGTCACTTCGATATTATCATTTGACGCTTTGAAAAAGAATTCTCTTTGAAACGCGCCGTGTCTATTTATGAAGTCAACTTTTACTGGCGTGTATAAACATTCCTCAATAGGCTTAAACGTCCATGTAGCTTGAACTGCACTTCCTGAGTCAATTATCTGTGTTGTCCAACGCTCCGTGAACCTACTATTATAGCAACGTGGAAAATAGTAGAACCCTTGAGTAAGTGATGAACTTAAATATATAACTCCTTCAGGGTCTGTCCATCTTACTTTATCACCTGTTTGAACGTAAGCCAATATAAAACCAGCGTTTGACCCACTATGATAGTAGTAAGTTTTTTCGTCCAATAAGTAATCAACAGCATTATTATTTATCCCATCTGCAAAATCATTGTATCCATCCGTTGCGATTTCGTCTGTTGTATCTATTAAGGTCTCTGTTCCTCCTACAGTCTTGTATCTCTTTACCCTAACATTTAACTTTTGGACACTAAGGTATGTGGATGTTAAGGTTGTAATATTAGTATAAACCGTGTGGTCAAAGTATTCCCGAATGTAAGGCGCAATGTCGTAATAAGTTGTTGGAGCATTCGATGCAGGAATTGCCTTGCTTAAGTTATATTGTGGTGTACCTGAGAAAGTTGTCGCACTAATAAATAACTCTATTCGTGTACTAACTTGACTTGCTTCATTGATACTAATAATGTAAGGTGACCTTGCTCTAATCATTTCGGTTGTTTAATTGAGTAGTTAAAAATCTTTTCTAAATCTATTTTTAAGTCATTTACTAATTCTTGTGGTAAACGTTTGTAAGCTGCTTCAAATGGTTTAGTAAAAAACAAAGTAGGTCTTAACCCTTTAGCGTAGATTGAACGTGTTATTATCCATGCTGTCGCATCGTAACTCATGAATTTACCTCGTTTATCTTTGAACTGAAACTTACGTGCTTTAACCCATCTGTTTATACCATCGGTTAGCCCTCCTTTTTTACCTTTACCACTTCCAAACTTGTAAGGTGAGTTAGGAGCTTTAGAACTTGAACGTTTACCCTTAACCCCTTTGTCTTGATAGTTACCGTACTCCTCCATTTGGAAATTAAGGAAGTAACCTTTTGCATAAACTTTCGCTTCACCTTTCAATGAGTTGTAAAGCTTTCGTGATACGTTCCTATCACCTTTACTTAAGTTAGTTCTAGCTTGTTTTATTACCGAGGCTTTGAACTTATCTAAAGCAGCTTGTAGCCCCGACTCCCTTAAATCTGCTAACATATTGTCATTTCATTAGGTGCTAATATGTCAAAGGTCATTGTCCAACCTGCAACCGCATCCGTAAACCTATCAACAAACGGTTCACAACTTGCAGTGTCATCCAATACTTCATAGCCTGCAGCGTTTATATCTCCTCTTCTTACTCTCTCAAATATTCTGTTAAGTATACTTAACGTTGTGTTTAGAACATCATCCTCATTGTCATTACCCTTATAAATATCCGTTACATCGTCTTTACTAATATCTACTATTGACATCATAACCAATGACACATTGTACACCGTTGTATTCCCTCTAAATGCTACATCGTTAAATATAATGTGACACAATGGGTACATATCTTGCTTAGCATTCGTTATTTTATCAAGGCTACCCTTAGTAACTCGATTCACTAAAGGGTCTGCAAGTATAGAATCATGTAGTAAAGTAGATAGGTTATAATAGTTTTTCATGTGACTTCTTTAATTGATTAACTTCGATTCTACTTTTTTGTTGTTCGAACGTTAAAAATGTTAAGCACTGATGAAGCCCCAACGCTGTAACTTCGTCAAATCTTCTAATGTCTCCCTGAGCGACGTGATAGATTGAGCTATACCATCCCCATTGTTTTGAGAATTGAACATTTTCGCTATACGGGTTTTGTTCTTCGTTTTCTCCAAAGAGGATAGCGTACTGCCGATTAATTCTATTCCTAAAGTCCAAAAAAAAACAGATGCAGGTAGTACAACATCTAAGGGTGCGTATTTAAGAACCTCTGAATAACTTAAATCACCTTTGTAAGGCTCTATTTCATATTTGCCCTTAACGTCCTTTACAATCGGCCTGTACATTACGGCCAGTGCTTTGTGTATGTTTTGAAAGTCACCAATGTTAGCTTCTATGTCGATGTACTCACCCCATGATATTTCTTCAAGGTCAGGAATAAATCCGAACTCAACACCATTTAATTTGAACCGATGCTTGAACTTTGTTTTCTCGTTAAATAATTTGTCAAAGTGTTGCACCAATTCGATAACGGTCGATGCTTTCATCTTAACAACTTCTTTTAATTCAAGCCCACAAAATATTTCAATCATTTTCTGAAATACAAACTCTTTATCGTCTGAGTTGTTCAAAGTAAGCATGTACTTTTGGTACCTATCTAAACTAATCTCGGATAGGTTGGAAGGTATTTCAATCTCTACTTGCATAGTATACTATTGTAATTTCTTATTTTATACAATACTTCATGTATTATAAAATCGTTTATGTTTTGATATCCATAACAATCGCGATATAAACCTGGTGTCAATCTACAACTCATTCTGCTATATAAATATAAGTTGGTCTTTCGTAGTGAACTATTCCACTTTCACCTGCTGTATGGTCGTTAACTATTTCTTTAATTGGTTTAATATCTGATTTTAATGCATAATGAATTTGACACCCTGCAATAATAACATGGTTTTCTTCATTGCCTACTTTAGCGAACCAATTAGATGAATTACGGTTAGTTTTTACACCTAATAAACTATCTTCTAAAATTTCTACATTACCCCAAACTGATTTGTATTGTCGACCATCAGGTGCAAAAAACCAAGCATCTGTTGTAATTAAATATTTGCCTTTCATTTTGCTACCATTACTTTAGCTCTAACACCTTTCCAATACTTTAAAGACGCTTCAGCTTTCGCTACTTCGTTGTCGATTGACTCAACACATTGAAACTTCCAATTATCTCCGTATTCGTCCTTATAAGCATCTACAACCTTTGCGCTGCTTTCATTAATCATTTGTCTTAAACTTTTACCTGATTCCATATTTACCTTTATTTGGGTTACTTAATTGATAACTAACTGCATACCTTAACGCATCTAACGCGTGGTTATATTTATCAATCGGTGTTTCTGATTTCTTTTCAAGCCAGCAATAGTTATTTAATTCTTTTATCAAATCTACGGAATTTTCATCAATAATTAAGTCATAGTCTTGTAATAAACTTATTCCATATTTTACTGAGTCGGCTCCTTTGATTGTTGGTACAATGTTTAAGCCTTGCGACTTTAATTCGTTAATCAAACGTGGCTCTGCATTATCCGCAACTATTAAATCACGTCCTGCAAATTGTCTGTTAAGTTGTGCTAATTGTGATGTGGTTAAACCTGTTTGATAAATATGAAGTCTGACATAAATAATCTTGTTAGTCTTATCTATTGACGTTTCAACAAGTGTTGAAGGGTCGTTACTAAACCCATAATCCTGCCCGAATACCGAACCATTATCTTTATTGTACTCTCCAATTCTCCAATTGGTAAAGATAACACCTTCAGCTTTTTCTAACCATCCTCCGAGTATTGTATGTTTATATTTATCAGGGCGGCGTTCTTTTATCGTTTTTATTTGATTTAAGAAACTTTCAGACAGATTTGATATGTTGTCCTTATATGTTGTATGAATATACGTTGTATCGCCTTTAACTGTGTTGACTCCTGCTTCAACTCCTCTACTCTCGAAAAACTTTTGATAGATGAAATGTTCTTTTGTTGCAGGGTTAAGTATTAATATTACCCTGTTTTGTTTTTCTTTATGTCTTATCGAGTAATCAATCTTATCGAATACATCTTCATCGGTTAACTCTTCAGCTTCATCTAAAATCCAACAAGTGACCCCAGCCAATGATTTTAAGTTAGCTGTTTGGGTTCCGCTTGATGTTTTAATACCTTTGAATAGTATCTTACTTCCTGTCCTTAGATTTATTATTTCATCCTTAGTAATGTGAAAATCTTTATGCTTATCTAATATATCAATCTTATCAATAAATTCAGGTATAATAGAGATGTGAGCAGAAGTAAGGGTATAACGTGTAAATAAAATAACATGGTTCGACTCGTAGGTAAGGAGCAGCAGAAGTAAATTAATAGAATATGACTTACCACTACCCCGACCACCTGTAATAATAAAGTATCTAGAATCATTTGCAAATGTTTTATATTTCGGATTCAGTACTACCAAAACTTATTAAGTCTTTTAGTGTTGTTGTGTTAATGTTAATGTCTTGCTCTACATGTTCTTTTGGTTTACCACAACCATATTCAATTAAAATCTTTGCGCTTGCTATCCTATCCGATGGTCTTTTAGCTTCATCAATCATTATTTCAGCTAATACTCTGAAAGCATCTTCAACGTGTGGTTGTGCTAAAGTAAAACCTTTTATCTCATCTGATAAAGGCTTTCTTCCTGCTTTGCCTGCTGTTGAATGTCCACCGTTGTTTTTTCTATTGTCCACTTTTAATAAAAATTAATTAATTAAATTATAGCGTCTCTTATTAACCTAAAAATCGCTAAAAGTGAAACAATAATTAATATTACATTCATCCTAAAAAACCGCCTTGACCTTCTGGAAAAGACTCTTTGTTATATTCATTAAAAACTATTCTAACTTTACGTAACATGTCGTTTAGACAACTAGCGCATGAAGTTGGTCGCTCGTTTGTTTTAAATACTCTGTTGTAAACCTTTAAAAACTCAATTTGTTGTGATGGTTTAATCTTAACTGAAATTTGAGGTAATAGTTCTTCCAATAGCTTGTATTCAGGTTCTGTTAAGCATTCAGGAGTTTTGTAAGGGAATAACTTGTTAAGTACTTCTTTACGTTTATCACAGCCACAATCTTCTCCTGCAACGAATTCAACCAATTTGTCAATCTTAGTATACTTCGTTACTTTCGCAATTGTATCTCCAAATCCTTTTGATACTCTTTTTGCCATATTTTTAGTTTTCGTTTACATTTTTTAATAGTGTGAAAAATAGAAGTCAAACTTATTTTAGTTTCTTTTTCTAATTCACGCATACTTTTTCCGCTTCGTAAATATAATAAAAATAGTTGTTGGTCGAACCATTCCCATGTTTTTATTTGTTCTTCCACGCTCTGATAGTATAACTCTATTTCATACGTTTTGTTGTTTTCGTCCTCTGATAGGTCGACAAGTAGGTCGATGTCAACCATTGAAACATTACGCTTGCATGAATCGTAAAAAGAGTTGCGCAGCATTATCCAGATGAATGACTTGGTTACTACTTGACCTTTGCCGTACTTGTGAAAACGAATGTACATATCTTGTACAATGTCTTCAGCATCGGTCTTGGCTCCGAATCTTTTAACAATTCGTACCCATTCGTCGTGATACTTTGCAATTTCAATTAAATTCATGGGGTTAAAGATAACAAAAAAACCCTTACAACAATTGCTGCAAGGGTTTAAAACTAATTATATGATATGCAAATATACAAATTATTCTTTTATAAACGTTCCGTTCAAAGTTTTTCCTTTTCGATATTCAATAACATTAAAGGCACGCTTTGCACAATCTTCAAGTGAATAACCCATTTGATGAGCTAATATAACAAGTGTAATGTAAGTATCTCCAATCGCATCTATTGTCTCGGCTATGTCTTTCTTTAGTATTGCAGAGGATAATTCCCCTAACTCCTCCATGACCTTTGCAAGTTGTTGAAACTTGTTGTCTGGGTTGTCTAAGTTTCTAGCCTTAGCCCAATTAATTATTTCTCTTTCCATTCTTTTAAATATAAATCAATTAAATACTTTGTTTTCTCAAGGTCTTGTGCAAAGTTACCTTTTTTTCTGCATCTTAC